GTATACATCTACGCGGGTTGTATTCTTGCGTATGTTCTTGTATCTGCTTATCTTACTTTCTGCGAAGTCGCCTAGCCTGGGCCTTTTCGCGTTGTGTTTGAGCAGTTATCGGGTGCAACCGGTAGCTGCTTTTTTTTGGTATCCGTTGATTTTCGCGACAGATATGGCAGTAGTGTTCTTCTGGTTGTTTTTTTGCTCTGCTAAACAGCTAGCAATTCACTCCTCGTTACGTTTTTTTGTTGTAGGTGGTGTATTTACTGTAACTTGACATGTTATTATTATTTTATATATTGGCATTGTTTACAGGTGTTTAGTTATCTATAGGTTAAGGTTATGGGTGGTTCGGTCATGCGTGGGGAGTTGGACCCGGTATTACCATCCAGGGAGTTATGGCCGTCTATTATACGGTTGATGGTTATGGACCCTGGTGCTTGTTCGACGCGTAAGAAGCGGGACCAGCGGGTGCGTTCGACGTTTGGCTTAAAGCAGGGGGATGTGGCGTTATTATTTACGAACCGGTCGTTTCTGTCGGCGTGGAAGGAGGAGGCGGATGTTCGCAGCGGTTCAGTTGCTCACGTTCCGATTGCGGCCAAGGTGTCTCGTCTGGAGCAGATGCAGGAGTTATTGGAGCGGGTGCCGGACGAGCGGGTGGACTTGAAGTTAAAGATTCTGCGTTTGGCTCGCGAGGAGACGGAGGACCAGCAGCCTGCTCAACATGTCCACATGCATGGTCACATCAACAGTCCTCCTCCGGCGGCGGATTACGAGGAGTGGCAGCGTCAGAACCGGCAAATGGAGGGTTAGATGACGGTTGAGGCCTGGAAGCCCCAGCGGGGTCCGCAAGAGGAGGCGATGCGGGCGGTATTTGTTGAGGAGGTATTTTTCGGCGGGGCGGCTGGAGGTGGCAAGAGCGACTTTTTGTTGGGCGACTACGCACGTGACATTGGCCAGGGGTCTTGCTGGCAGGGCATATTATTTCGTCGGTCGTATCCCGAGTTGGACGAGTTGGTACATCGCAGCCATGAGATTTACCCGCAGCTGGGTGGTGAGTTTAAGGTCGGCAAATATGAGTGGCATTTTGCCACGGGGGCTATTTTGCGGTTGCGTCATATGGAGACGGAGTTGGATTTTGTCAGGTATCAGGGGTTTTCGGTTTCCTGGCTGGGTTACGACGAGTTACCCAACTGGCCCAACCTGCTGCATTATCACCGGATGAAGTCGCGTCTGCGCGGTCCGGCGCAGAATAAGCGGATACGCAGCACGGGCAACCCTGGCGGGCCGGGGCATTTGGCCGTGAAGGAGTATTTCGGCATTGGCGACCATCCGAAGGGTCGGATATTGATGGAAGGGGAGGGGGGTTCTACGCGAATGTTTATCCCGTCGCGGGTTACCGACAATAGGATCCTGTTGGATGCGGACCCTAACTACATTGAGCGCCTCAAGGAGGTTGGCGACGAGCAGCTGGTGAGCGCCTGGCTGGAGGGTTCATGGGATGCTCTTGTTGGACAGTATTTTACCAACTGGCGGGAGAGCCGCGTCGTGGTGCCGTCGTTCGAGGTTCCCGACAGCTGGCCTCTTTTCGGGGCGTTAGATTACGGTGAGTCGGCTCCGTCGTCGTTTGGTTTATACGCGCAGGATTACGACAAAAAGGTGTATCGTATTGGGGGCTATTACGCAAGTGGTTTAGCCGCGTCTCAACATGCGACGAACGTGGAGTCGATGATTGCGGCCTGTCCGTTTATACACGGGCGCCGTCCGTCCCGCATTGTGGCGGACCCATCCATGTTTGTAAAGCGTCGCCTCAAGGAGTCGGTGACGATTTCGCCGGTGGATGTATTTGTGGAGCACGGCCTCTACCTGACACCTGCCAATAACGACCGCATCACCGGCTGGCGGGTTATCAATGATGCTTTGGTGCGGGAGCGTTTCTTTGTTTTTGACGGCTGGAACAACGATCTATGCCGCACGGTTCCGGCTCTACCACGGGCTCGCAGTAACCCCGAGGATGTGGATACGGACGCGGAGGACCATGCTGCCGATGAATTACGTTATATGCTCATGCATTGCTACGGGCCGTCCCGTAAGCACAGTAAGTCTCCCCGTCCCGGCAGTGGGCAGCATGTATTGAACGAACTGGCGCGGGGTCCTGCCCACAGCGGTCGTTACGGCACGGCCCGTCACCCCATAGCGGCGTAGGATGACTGAAGCTACGCGGATCATCACGGAATTGCCACCCTCCGAGCTGGCTTTTTGGAACAAGGAGCAAGAGGCGTGTAGAAAGTGGATGAAGCCGAAGCAAAAGCTCTGGCGCAGCCTGTTGGACCAGTATGGCCTCAAGTACGACATGGCGGGTTACGATGAGGACGAGGTTATTGCTATTTCGTCGTTTTATCCGAAGTCCAGGCAGTTGATTGCATCTATTGCGTTTAACCACCCGCAGTTATTTTTCGCGGTGGAAGACCAGGCCGACACTCTGGCGGCGGATCTTCTGGAGCGGGCGGGTAATGCCGCATTGGATCTAATGCAAGCAAAAGAGCGGGTGCAGCAGGCTATATTTTATGCGTTATTCTGCAATGTTGGATGGCTGGATCTGGGCTACAACCCGCCGGGGGATCAGGACACCGAACTCCCGTACACGGTGAACGATTCTCTGGAGCAGGATTTTACCTACCTCCGTGCTCCCAGTCCTTTCGATGTCTACGTCGATCCGTTGACGCCTCCTGACAATATCGGTATGGCCCGCTATATATTTGAGGACATGTGGGTTCCTCTGTCGTTCATCAAGCGGGACCCCAGGTTTGTGAACCGCAACAAGATAGAGCCATCTGTTGTGGGCGTGGATGAGGAGGATATAGGCTCCGACTTTGATGGCGATACCAACAGCGACCGGGAGGGCTACAACGAGTGGCGCGAGTCGCTGGAAAACGGACAGATGGTGCGCCTGACCCGCATACACGACCGTATAGGGAAGAAAAGAATATGCTTTGCCAAAGGGGTGGAGCAGCCAATAGAGGTAATGGATGCTCCCTTCGCCCGGCAAGTTCCCATCATGCTCCCGAACCCGCTTACCGGTCAGATGGAAGCCACCGGGCAGTTCAAGCTGGGCGACGGTTTTCTGGTTGGTAACGGCTTTTCTATTTATCCTTTGCGCTTCGATATTCACGACACCGAGTTTTACGGTTTGCCGGTCATGGCGTATGCGGAGGACACCCAAAAACTGCAGGTAGAGTCGATCACCCGCCGTGCCGACCTACTCCAGCGCACCCCCCGTATCACCAAGGTGGCCAAGTCTGCGGTCGAGGACGACCCCGGCCTGCGAGACAAACTGCGTAACCCCAAAGACGGCGACACCCTGGAGTTGAACGACATCCATAACGATTTAGCGCCGATGGACTGGTCCCAGGTGCCGGTGGATCAACTGGGCATCGAGTCGGATGCTCGGCGATATGAAGACCTGATTTTGCAAACATCGGCGGTATCTGCCACCGGGGGCACCCGTAAGACCGCGACACTGGCGGCGCTGGAGGCAACGGTAGGACAACTGAACCGCGAGTGGATGCAGGGCAAAATCGCCGACCTGTACCGGTGGATCATCAGCAGCTGCTTTAAGATTTTCGCGGATGCCCGCTATACGCCCGACCAGTTTATTATTAATGTTTCCGGTCCCAACCAGAGCCCCGTCTTTCAAGCGGTCAAAGCCGACCTGTTCGCCAATTCGTTCCGGGTTAAGGTCATCGCCACGTCGATGCAGCCGATGATCGAGCAGATAGAGCAGGAGCGGTCCCTGGCTATGTTCAATTATCTGATACAACTGCCCGAGATCGACCGCACCGAGGCGATCCGCAGCCTGCTGCAGGCATTTGGCAAGGGCCATGAGATAGACCGCTTCCTGCGGGACAGTGTCCATGCCGACGCGTCCAAGTTGTCTCATATGGAAAATACGCTCCTGCAGCAGGGACAGAGCGTGCCAGTGCAGCTAGAGGAGGATCACCAGACCCATATCCCCATACATCAAGAGTATTTGCAGCAGTTACAGCAGAATATCGGTCAGATACAGGCTATGGGCGGCATGGATGTCAATGCGCTTACCCAGCTGGTCACCGCCGCCCAGCAGGGGCAGGCGCACGTCAATGGCCACCGGCAGGCGCAGCAGCAGCTGGCTTCTCCCACAGTGCCCGGTGGGGCGGGTGGGAGTGGCAGTGGCAGTGGCAATGTCGTGCCGTCGATGGTGGATCAGGCAGGTATCGGAGGTATTCCAGGACAGGCCAGCGACCTGATCTCACAGACTCGCTCGGCGGCACAGCAGATGAGCCAGGAACTCACCGACGCCCCCGGTCAGAACTGATGAGTATCCGTACGTGGGATTATCATTGCACGCATTGCGACACCCTGTTGTCCGACGTGGTTATCACCTCAGCCCGTATGCCCGCCACGGTGTCGTGCTCCAGATGTGGCAGGGATGCCGGGTGGGCCAGCCAGCGGGGCAACCATTTGCATACCACCCACTCGGGGATGTATGGCAGGTGGGACCATGGCCTGGACTGCGTGGTGGAGTCGTATGACCACAAAAGGAGATTGATGAAGCAGATGGGAGTGCAGGAGGCCAGCGACGCCTCCGGCGGCAACCGCAAACGGAGCGAAGAAATAAAGCACCGAGCGCAGCAGCCCCGTCCAAAACAAAAAATACAATGGACAGACACTTTACCAGAATAGGAGAATAACATGGCCGAAACCGAGGCCCTCACCGAAAAAGATGCATCACCGACGGCGCCAGATGCTACGGAAAACGTCCTGGGAGCCGACTTTGGCGGCGCACCCGACGTAACTCCTGCATCCAACGCCGATGCTGGCGCTGCAACGTCCGGTGAAACAGCCGCCGCGAACGGCGAATTTGACCCGGCGAGCTTTGACTGGGTTAGGGGTGATGTTAGCAATGTCCCCGAGCAGTACCGGCACCTCCAGGGAACCGCCCGCAAATTACAGGGGGCGACGACCAGAGCCCAGCAAGAACGGGCCGAGGCCACGAAGCAGGTGCAGGATCTGCAGCGGGAGTATGCAGCCCGGCTGGAGCAAATGAACAAGAGCCAGCCCGCAGCGGCTACTACCGCCCAAAAAACGGCCTTAGCGGCCATGCGCGAGGGTATGAGTTCTGAGCAGTTCGCAGACTTCGACCAGGCGGTGAATCTGGTACGCGCCGTCAATGCACAGGATGCCAAAAACACCGGAGGGGTGCAGCAAAAAGCCCTGCTGGCTCTGGCGCAACGCATGAAAACCATGTCGGATGAACTGAGCCTGCTCAAGGCACAGCCCACACTAGAAAACGCAGCGGCATTAAAGGATGATTACGGCGAAGAGCCGGATCAGTTTGCCGGGGTGATCGCGGCGATGGTGGGGCAGGTCAATCCCGCTACCGGACGCAATTATACGCCCCGTCAGGCGTTCGAGACGGTGTCGGGCAGGGCGTTTGGTAATGCCCAGGCCCAGCGACAGGCAAGCAATGCCGCAAAACTACAAACCGCCCCCATGCCTGCAGCCCGCACCGGTGCCGAGGACGGGGGGCCGATGTCTAGAGACGAGGCCCTCAATATCCTCACCACTCAGTTCGGGCTGGCAGCAGGGGAATAATTTTATGAGGTAGAAAATGCCTGCAGTAACCACCAGCGAGACGTGGGATGCCGCCTGGACGTTGACAGACCGGGTGCGCGAGAAACGGCTCACTGATAATATCACCGATGCGTACCCGACGCTCGATCGGCTCAAGCGTTCCGATGCTCTGGAGATACGCAATGGCGGGTCCGAGATTCAGGAGGACCTACTATACGGCCTCAACAGTTTGCAATGGTTCGGAGGTTATGACACCCTAAATACCGACGCAGTCGATGGCATAACGGCCTGTTTTTATTCCTGGGCCTATGGACAGGTGCCGGTAACGATATCAATGCAGGAAGAAATGGAAGGGCGCACGTCCAGTGCGGCCATGCGGATCACCGAAGCCAAGCGAAAGCAGTCCATGTTGACGATGCTGGATGGCGTTAACGCGGCGCTTTTGGGAGCGGCATCGGGGAAAGCCCCTCTGGGTTTGCAGGATATCTGCTCCGAATCTAATGCTACCGTTGGTGGGATCGACGATTCCTCCAATACATGGTGGCAGAACCGGCGTTATGATTATGATACTGAGGGTACTGCCGCCACTCGGGCTGCCGGTACGGACCACTTTGTGCATGATGCGTATTCCGCGAATATGGTTACCGCCACGGTAACTAGTTTGTATAATGCGTTCGTGGCTATGGGCGACTTATACCGGGGAGTCGCAGAGGGCAATGACAAGCCCGATGTTGTCATCACTACTCAGCATGTGCAGGCAGCGATTGAGTCCATCTTTGAGTCCACCGGCTATGGACGCTATCAGATAGCGGACGGGTCGGCACCGGGACTCGACGGGCGCAACGCCACCTGGCGTGGTTTGGAGATCATCGGTGACAATGACTGCCCCGGAACGGGCGGCGAGGATGACACGCTGTTCATGCTCAATACCAAATATCTCAAATTTAAAATCCAGAAGGGACTCAATATGAAAAAGACTCCCTTCCGGGAGCCTACTAACCAGTTCGCCCAGGTGGCTTACATAGTCCTGGGATGTCAGTTGACGACCAACAACCGCAGGCGTCAGGGGGTCATGTACGACATAGATCCTGATTGATAACGGCTAGTTCCTAACTGGAACGGGGGGGGGGGTAACTAATACCTCCTCCCCTCTATCACCTTGCCCCCAAGCCAATGGGGGTTCAGACCCTGACCACAGGGGAGAGGAAAAATACGATGTCGACAAGCTGGAATTTTGGTGCAGGAGACACCGCCAACGGAAGCGTAGGATTCGGTGGTTCCATTGGCGGGATTGCTCAGGGCATTTACGAGGAGTCGTCTATCCAGAAAGGCCCTTTAGGTTCATCGCTGGAATTTGATGATGGGCGCAGATTCCGATACAGCCTGAGCGCGGCAGGCATTACCATTGGCAATGTCTGCTCCAGCCAGTATAGCGACGGCCTCCTGACCGAGCAGGATTCGACCACTACCGTAAGCGCAACTGCAGGAAACGATTATTTTTCACTGACCGGAAGTGGATCGCAGTTTTCCACGACGGCGAATTTCTATGCGGGTGGTTACATCGTTTTCACCGATGGCACAGGTGCGGGTCAGTGTTACCGCATCAAGAGTCATACCACGGCCAGTTCCGACAAAATCACTTTCAATCTGTACGACGC